CCAGTTTGCCAAATAGATCGGGAAATCATCAGACAAGAAAGCGTTAGCAATCACAGGCCAGCCGAAAATGTTGCCAACCGCAGCGCCATCAGCCTCACCCACTTCAAGGAACAGCGGCAAGCCTTGGCTGTCTTTCAGTTGACGCAGCGTCTGAATCATTGTGGGTGTCATGTGCCATGCTGTACCGGGCAAAGACCAGTATTGCGGGGGCAAGGCATTGGCAATGTTTGTTACCTTGTTATAGGTAATTGCCACGCCACCAAGGGAGACTGTGGAAATACTGTGGATGCCATCGGTAATTGCCGTACCGCTAGAACCATACGCACTTGCGCTGGCACTGACATACATATCAAGACCGCGCAGACCATCGGTGCCGCCTGTTGTTGTCGTGGTTGAACCAGCTTGGTCATCATTAATCGCCATAGAAGCGGCTTCTTGGGTCATAAATTCCAAGAAAAGGTCTTTAACCAATGCTTCTTGCAGGCCATTTACATCGGACAAAACAGCCGTTCGGATAGGCAATTGCGCCGTAAGAACGCGCACAGGCAACTGCCAAATGCTTGTGTCGGTGCTAGGCGTACCGCTGTTAGGCGTAAACGTGTAGCCCCAAGGGTTTGTTTGGTTTGTAGCGTTACCAGTCTTGGCAACAAACTGTACATCTGAACCAGATGCCATGATTTGCCTTGCGCCCAATCGGAATGGATTGCCTCGACGCAGCGCAGAAAATGCTTCATCAAAGAAAACGCGACCACCGATGCCAGAACCGGAACCAGTCAGAGCCGACGCTTCTGCCAAATTGATATTCACCTTGCCGCCTTCGGCAATGGCTTTTTTGATTCCGTCTAGGATTTTTTCGGTGATATTCATGGTTATTCCTTAGTGCTTGAAAAAGGCAGGGGCCGTAGCCCCCGCCAAATGGCAACGCATTAGGTCGCAGTGCCGGTGGAGCGATAACGCACCAACGAAAAGGGGTCACGAACTGAATTACAAAGTCTCTTTTCCCCATAAAATGTAATAAATCCGGGGGCTGTTTGGTCGTATCTCCGCAGAACCATGTTCAGGCGATCAACGATGGTGTGAGCCTTTTGCCAGTCGCCGAAATACATCGGATACAGGCTAGTGGTGCCAGCGGAACCAGTGGTAGCTTGGCTCGGGTTATCAAGATATTTGTTAACCGTAACATCAAAACCAAGCAGGCGACCAACGATACCGTCGGTTTCACCGGGGTGCATACGCTCAAAGATCGGAGTACCGTTGCTGTCCTTGAGGCCACGAATCTGCGACAGCAGAACGGGGTTAATCATGAACTTAGCGGTAGTGGTCCAGTACTGCTGCGGCAGAGCATAAACCATGTTCACAACGTCTTGGTAAGTGATGTTAGCTGCGCCAACAGTGTTACCGTTCGTGGTGATCTGGTCATAGGTTGCCAGAGAGTGCAGACCGCTGCTAGAACCGGTTCCAGAAGAACCATAAGCAGCCGTGCTGGTGGTGCCGCCAGTGTAGGTAGCGTTAGCGCCGCCGTATTGGTCCAGACCGCGCAGACCGTCTGTGCCGCCGTAGCCGCCAGAAGTCTGGTCGTTGTTCTGAATCATAGACTGTGCTTCAAGCTGTGCAAATTCCAGCAGCATGTCGCTAACCACGTTGGATTCCAGACCATCAATATCGTCCAGTGCGGCGGTACGGATGGGGAACTGGCAGTTCATGTCTTTCAGGACAAGTTGCCAAATGGTTGTGTTTTCAGTCGTTGCCGCGCCGTTGTTCTGGATGGCATAACCAAAAGCTGCACCAGCATCGCCCGTTTTGGCCCGGAACTGATAGCTAGAACCATCGGTGGCAACAATGCGGCTGATGTCGCGCAGGGGGTTAGCCAAACGCAGAGCCACAAACACCGGGTCATAAGCGGTACGACCGCCTTTGCCATCACCGCCACCTGTCAGAGCCGATGCTTCTTTCAGGTATGCATCATATTGAGCATCGCTTTCAAACAGCTTGATTTCTTTTTCAAGCATACGGCCTTGCTTGGCAAAATCAGCCAGTTGCTCTTTAACCATGCGGTTAACGTCTTGATGCACAGATTTGGCTTTTTCGCGGTGAACCACGGGGGCTTGCACAGCGGCCACTTTGGCTTCCAGAGCAGCAACCATTTCCGACATTTCAGCCTTCACGGCTTCAACGGCAGCGGGGATTTGTGCCTCAACGGCTTGGATTTTCTCAGCTTGGGTAGCTTCGATGGCATCCAGTTTTTCAATGATTTCTTTAGACATGATTAGCCTTTCAAGCGTTTGTCTAGGAGTTTAAGAAGTTCGCGCTGTTCAAGAGCAGCGAGAATTTCCGCTTCGGTTGCCTCCGCATCAGAATCACTCTGAATTGGCGCAGTTTCAATCTGTTCTTTTGCAGCGTCACGCTGTTCAATTACAGACTTGAACACGGATGCGGCGGCAACCGCTTCCGATTTGGACAACCCTGCATCCCGCAGAGCCGCTTCCAATACTTTCAAATCAGCAGAACCATCTGGACGGAAATATTCCAGCTTGCTGACTTCGGCTTTTGTGTTGTTGGGGTGAATTACCACGCTAACTTCCGACAAGCCGCCTTTGGTGATTTGAAAATAACCTTCATCCCAATAATCGCCAGAACCTGCGGGGAAAGTATCGCCATCTTCTTTAACCCACTGATATTCCTCAGCATAAGCGCCAACAGAAACACCGCCAAACATCATTGGCGATTCTTTCATTACGGCATACAAATCTTTGCCTTGTTGGGTGTTCATGTAAATGCGGCCTGAAGCGTTCATACCGCTTTCAGTCATTTCAAAGTCAGTCCATTCGCCAACGGGAATGTTGCTGCTTTCGTGATTCACGAACATAGGAAGTGGTCTGCCTTTGGCGGCAAATTCTTTTGCCCATTCCATAAAACCTTCAGGCTTGTAGAAGAAACGTCGACCATCTGCGCCTTCCCGTGCGCCCCAAGTCGTTACTGTGGCTTCAATCAAGCCGCATTCGTTTCCTGCCTTTTCGGCTACCAGTTTGGCTTCGCAAACCAGCGTCAAGTGTTTGGTCATGGATAACCCCTACAGTTTTGGTCAGGTCAATATCTTGTATTTTAGGGGGCCTGCCGCGCTTTTTTGGCGGTTCAGCATTTGGCTTATAAGTTGCCAAGGATGCTATCACTAATTTAAAAATAAGTGACACTTTATTTGCCGATGTTCATTTTCCGGGTTTGGTTGCCACCACCGCCACCCGTGTCTTGTGGGCTAGAGCCTGAAATTGGCTCTGATTTTTGGTTTTTTGACACCAGTTCATCGCCTTCGGCGTGTTCTGGCATTCCAAGATATTGCCGCGCTTCGTTGGGGGTCATAATTCCCGCCGAAACGCCAGCCGATGCAAAATTCATCTGGTCAAGTGGCGCACCTTTTAAGAAATTGCGCGTATCAAACTCAACCGACAAATTCGGATATCCGGGGAAAAGGTGTTGCTTGAGTTTTTGCTGAACATTCACCAAAAGCGGATACATAGTGGATTTATAGAATTCATCCAGCATAGTTTGTGTGTTGTTATATTTTTGATCGGCGATTCCAACCATTGCCGGGGGAACGCCAAACACGCCACACAGACGTTTCATGGTTTGTAGCTTCAAGGCGGCTGCGTCTGCGTCCTGAAGGTTCAACATCTGAATTGGCTCATACGTCATGCCATTATCAAGCAACATTCCTTGACCGGCTTTGGACGCATCGCTGTCCTTGCTACCAGTCATTTGGTTCCATGCCTCTTTCAGACGGGCAGCAATTTCCTTGTATTTGCCATCAGGGATAATTGCCTCGGTACGGAACAAACCAGACGGTTTTGCGCCGTTTTGCATGATGTAGTTTGCGTATAGGTCAATGTCTTGGTCAAGGCCAACCAGTTCAGCGGCCAAAATACCTTTATTGAAACCAGCGGAACCTTGCCACGCTTGGTCTGTAACGTGCATGATTTGGTAATACGGCAATTGATTGCCGTTTTGGAACCCGTAATAGTCAGGCGCACCCATCGGGGTAGACAGACGGTATGTCGGGTAACGGGTAGGCGTAACCGTGGGGGCAATCAAAGTGCTGTCCAGCACATACATTTCTAGCGGGGTTTGTGTGCTATTTTCTTGGTCTTTGCGCCACCAAAGCGTAAACGCCTCTCCAGACAACTCGTGCCACATCAGCCACTGATACCAGAACTCGTATTGGCTTTGAAAATTGTTAGGGTTTCCAAGCAAACTTAGTACAGATTTTGCTTTGGCTTTGTCGCGGGGGCCTACTTTGTCGGAACGCACCGCATCAACAAAGGTTCCGTTATCGTCTTGGTAAACAACCCTAATAGGCAATTGAGCCAAAGAACGGGCTTTTACGCCAACGCAAGCCATAACGGTGCTGTTGCGCGACAGAACCGACATATCCACCGGACGACCAGCATTGGTGGTGCTGGCGGTGGTAACGTAAAGGATTTGTTGGGCAACTTGTGGGCCTTTTTGACCAGCCGCCCATAAAACGTTATTTCCAAGGGCTGTTTGTCCAAAAAGCGTATTGCTTTCGGCCTTCTTGGTGTCTTTGCGCTTGAAAATATCAAGAATTGCCATGTTTTACCTCAGAA